CCCCCTTGGGGGTGACTGGAGAGTCAGCGATGACTTTCTTCAATTGATAGTAGACATATAAATGTTCTACTCAGACTAGTCGCGGATTGAGATCGCTCCATGGTTCCTCTTTTCGTGAGAAAGGAGTTTCCATGGCTAAGCTTTCTAAATTCGCACGAGTTATACAAATCGCAGCGATCTTGTTCAGTTTATCACTGGACACAATCGCCAAGATTGAAGAGATTCTCCGCAAGGATAAGTCTCTTACTGACGCGCAGAAGCAATCTTTCAAAGTTTAACTTTGTCTGACCTTCTACGTCCTAGGTATAACTACTAATCTTTGTAGTTCAACTAAAGTCTACTTTCTATTCTCTCAAGCAGTTGCAATTAGTTGTCTAATCCACAACTAGAGAGAATATTCCATAAAGGAGTGTTACACAACTATGCCTGGAATACCACGCACACGCACTAGAGGCGGGTCGGGACTGGTCCTTGGGAATAGTCCCACGGCCGGTCTTTACCGTCTACCCCTTGGAGTTTTCTCCTTGGAGGTAACACCCGGTATTTTGACTCCCATTCCTGGGCAGTCATTGTATACCGACGTGTCGTTGCCAACCTTTGAAAGGCAGACCACTCGTGATTATATTCACAAGGGTCCACCCTACTTAGAGGGAGGCGATTTTGCGTCTCGTAGAGTGGTTTTCCCCGAACAACGGGTGATAGCATCAGGTCATTACCATTCACACGATCATACCGAGACGTTTTATGGTCTTGGGACTGGTCGTGTCCATTATGAAGGGGGCTTCTTGCCCATTCACTGGAGTAACGGTTTTGACTGGAACGGATGGCTCGCGCCATCCTTTCCACAGCTATCAACAGCAAGTTGGGAACTACAGGCCTATTTAAAAACTAGGCCTAAACTTGAAAAAGCTAGTGCAGCTGTTTTCTTAGCAGAGACGAGGGACCTCCCTCGTATGCTAAGGTCTACTTCCAGACGCTTCCACGATGTGTGGAGGCTAATGGGAGGAAACACAAATAGCCGCATTATGACACCTAGAAAAGTGTCAGATGACTTTCTCAACCACCAATTTGGGTGGACGCCGTTCTTGGGCGATTTTGGTAGGTTTTACAAAACCTTCCAAGATTTCCACAACATTAAATCCCGGTTAAGGGAGAATAATGATAAGTGGATCAGACGGCGAGTAGTTCTTGAAGATAGTTGGACCGATACAGTAGTCTCGTCCGGAGTTGGCATGCAGGTTGAACCTGTAGGTTATCTCGTTCAGAGTCTATTTGAGACTGGTGTGAACCCGACGTGGGAAATAAGAGAGCGAAAGCACTCTTATGTTACCGCGGTTGGTTCATACAAGTATTATCGGCCAGAGTTCGATGCGTCATTAC